AGGGTCTCGCACTTGCTGTAACTCTGACGCTCTATCCGCCACAGCACGATAAGACCCCATAGGATCGCTTAGTAGTTTAGACGGGTCCAGATCAAGTTCGGCCTTGACCCACGCGTCAGCTGCTGCCCGGTTGCCTTGATTATACTGAATCGCAGCTTCCTGCAATTCACGTTCACGGCGCCGGGCATAAACTTTGTCAGACTCTTGAATCAGGCGATCCTTGCGTTTCGCCTCGGACAGCCGGCTCGGATCAAACCCGATGCCGTAGCGTAGCATATCCATAACCGACGGATCATAGATCGGTTTGCCTTGGGCGTTGCGGAACTGCCAGTCACCGTACTTGCTGCGGTTCGACGCCATCTCGACATACCTGCGGAGGAAGTTCGGCGCCAGGCTGGTTGCAGCTTTGGCGGTCTGACCCTGGCTGAGGTACCCAAGGCCATCGTACATCCCGGAAATCAGCGACGGGGTCGCGGCCATGTCCATCAGGTTGAACCCCTCATAGGGCGAGAACCCGAGGAAAGACGACGTGCCCAAGCGTTGACCAACCGCAACACCGAACATTTGATTCGGCGCACCGTTCATCGCAAGCTCAGTTACCACTCCGCGGAACCCGGTGTTATCCTCGTCCGCCCCGGCCAAGTACGCAAGACCCTTGCGAGTTTCCGTCTCAGGATCGACGCTGGTCAACTCCTTAAACAGCGTCATCAGCGCAGCGACCAGCGGCAGGCCCATCAAACCAGCCAGGGTCGCCTGCGTCACAATCAACGTGCGAGCGGACTTGGCGGCCTGCGTACGCTGGGCTTCGGTGAGATTCTTATCGTCACTAAACGAATCCATAATGTTGCTGTAATACAGCCCGGCAACATTGTACGCATACTGCTGCAGAGTGTGGAACACCCGCACAGTCGACAGCCCGACGCCTTTGAACGCAGCGCCCATGTACCCAGGCGCGTTGGTCTTGCCACCAGTACCCAGGGACAGCGTGCGAATCAGGTCACCGTGATTCAGCGCCTCCTGCGGACCCATACCCATCTCGATAGCCTGTTCAACGCCCGCGAAGAACGAGGTGTAATTGTTGAACTGGTGGGTCATCCGCGGTACGTACATCATACCACGAACCACCCGATACATTGGGTCAGCAACCAGATCGGTCGGACTGGGAGCCTGCTTACGCAGCGCAAACGCACGAGCAGCTAGACCCTTAAAGTCCGCTTCCTCGAAGACGTCGTGCAGCAGACCCTTGTCAATCTGTTGCATTTGCACCGCATTGTACGCAGCATACGCGCGAATCTCGTCAGCCGTAAACTTGCGAGGATCGCGCTTGACAAACGCAGCCTCGCGCAGCTCGTTGGTAACATCATTCGACAGCCGCTCGATGTCACCCTGATTTTCCTTACGATTCGCCCAGAACGCGTAGCGCATTCCAAGACTCGTGTGCTTGCCGGCTGCCAACTGTGAATACCCCTCGGGACCCTTACGAATCAACGTCGACGGCAGGATCGAGATGACATCGCTGCCGTTGACCAGCATCGAAGACAGGTTAGCAGCCATGTACCAGCCAGCCGTAAACGACTGCGCGTTGCGCTCCCACTTCTGCGACGGATACAGCGCGGCTTCCAACTGATTCCGCATGTAGTTGGCAAACGGTTCCTGATTAGCCATCCGAGGGTCAGCCAAGATCAGTTCGACATTCTGCCGGACCGCCCGGCGAGAAATCGTACCGGCCAACCGCGGGATGTAATCCAGCATCGCGGAGACATAGTCCAGTCCGGCAACCGACGGTACCGACCGGCGCTTGACCATAAACTTACCAATACTCCGCTTTTGCAGAATGCCGGCAACACCTTCGCCAACCGCGGGAGCGTACGACCGCAGAACCTGCAACTGCTCGGGCGTCAAACCCTTAGGATTCGCATCGAGGAACTGCTGCCAATAAGCCTGTTCAGCTTCGACATACCGATTCAGCACGCCTTCCGGCGACTCATATTTGGCATACCGCGCTTTCTCGGACTTCGAGATAACCTCGATATCGGTGTACCCCTTCGACTCATACAGCCGACGCAGCTTGTTGACCTCGATCATGTTCTCAGCACCGTCAACAGCAGTCTTCTTGTCCTGATCGACACCCTTGACAAGATACTCACCGGGGCGTTGCTCAGTCAGAAACCAACTGCCGCGATCGTCGAACTGCTTACGCAATTCTAACAACCCGCCAAGTACACCGGAGTTCATAAAACTCATCACAGTGTCCCGAGCGTGCGGCAGCATACCTTCCAGCCCGTCCGTCGCCAGACGTTGATTCTGGAACGCCAAGCCACGCACCAGCTTGTCCGCGGCATCGAACGCCTTGTCGGCTTGAATCGGCGGCAGGTCAGGCGGATGAATGGTGATCAACATCCGGGCTACCCGGTTAGCAACCGAGTTGACTTGCGAGCTGTAAATCTGGTCAGCCGCAATAGACATAGCCTGGGTCATCGTGAGGTACGTATGCACCACACGCTGACTAAGCTGACCTAACCCAAGACCCATGTTTTCGGTCGCGTTTTCGGACAGTGACCACACACCTTCGTTTTCGACAAACGGCATCTCACCGTTCTCCTGCGCCCACTTGGCAATCCGGTTCAGCATAGCGCGGTCACGCACGCCAGCCTCCGTCCTGTCATTCATCATCTGCAGCGCGACGTTATTCGGATCAAACTTACCATCCGTCGTCATAAACGGCGCAAACATACCCATCGTCATCCGGCGTTCGGACGGGACGAGCTTGTTCACCGCTTTAATCATTTCCTGTGCCAACGGCAGGCCGCGCCGAGACACGTGGTCCAGCGCTTGGTTCATCAGCATCACGCTGCGAACATACACATCCGGACGAATGACAACAGTCGGAGCTTTTGGTTGCTCCGGGAACGGCAGGTCAGTCGGCGTGACTGTCGGGAACTTCGGCGGCTTGCCAGGTCCACCACGACCAAGCTCATAATCAATCTCCCACTGGTCCTTGGGCCACGGCTGCGTCAGGTTAGGAATTTCAGACGGACGAAACAGCGAGTCGTAAGTGTTTTGAATTAACTCTTGTTCAGTACGACTAAACGGTTTTGACAACCCTTCCAAAAACCGAGGAGACAACGCAGGTCCCGTAGTAATAATAAACGGAGCACTCAACGATTCAAAACTGCCGCCCCGCAGGCTTGAGTACAACTTATCAACTTCCGCGCGGGCAACTTGCAAGTCTTTGGCAACTACAATTTTGTGAACCAATTCAATGGTATCAACAACATCTTGTGACATTGCACCTGTAGCACCGAGGACTTCTCTAATGATGTCAGCATTAAGATGTACATTACGGTACATCGCTTTCATAGCAAGAGTAACCTCGTCAGGTTGAGTCTCAAAAATTTCAACCGGGTCAAGTTTTTTAGTATGACCAGTCAACATACCAAGCCCAATAAACTGAGCAGCCACAGTCGGAAACTCGTCAGAGCCTCTGCCTGGCCGTTCCTTTGCGCCGTAGTGAATAAGAGCGTCAATGGCGTGATGCATTTTTGAAGGTTTGTCAGCATGCCATTTTTCAAATACCAACGATTTTGGCAAACTAATTATTGCCAAGTTCTTCAGCACTTGCGTCCGACCTTCTTCACCTATTAGCTTGCCTAAGGAATTAAGTCCAAGGTAAGCTTCACGTTGTTCTTGAGTAATGCCAGGATAACTACTTTTTGGCGTTTGAACAGCAAATTGCACTGTGTGCACAGCTTCGTGCAACATAGCGCTAACTAGCATATGAAGAACACGGTTTTTAATTACCTCGTTCGGTTCGCTAATTATGTGATCATATGCAATTCCCATCACTGGGTTGGCTGCGACATACTCCGAAGGCATAACAAAACCTAACAACCCGTTTTCTAAAAACGCCTCAGCCTTTGGAACAGTATCAACGTTACTAGGAGTCCACATTCTAGAACCCTCAGGCGGTTCGTAAGCTTCGTATTTTGAAATCTTTGCAACGGGCTGATCTTGAAGGTTCATAGTGTTCATGACCATCATCGCCGTTTTGACAAACGGTTCAGCTTCGGCAAGGCTCAATCCGTTATTCAAAGCTGTCTGAGTTACAATAGTGTAAGCATCAGCAACGGCGCCAAGACCACTAGACGCACCCAACTGCTTCAAATCGTCGGGCGGAACGTCAAACAAAGTTTTGTATTTACCATATTGGTCACTACGATAGAAATATGGTCTTTTGTGAATTCGTTTAGAGTAAGGCAGATCACCGTACTTAGACCACTTATTGGGCTCACCTTTGCCAAGCCAAGCTTCCAAAACCCCCGGCGCACTTTGCGGCACGTCCACTCCAGCAGCCCCAGCGATCCGTCGCACCAGCTCGGTCTTGAAATCATTGACCGACACACCACTCTGCATCAGCGACGTACGCAGGAACTCCAACACCGCCTGGCCGGCAGTGCTACCCTTGCGGACGGGCAGATTCAAGTCCTTCACCAACTTCTCAGCCGCATAGCTCTGCGTCGGCGTGCCGGACTTCGTAACACCAGTTTCATAAAGACTCAGCACAAAGTCTTTAATAATCGGACGAAACCGGTTCTCGGTCCGCTTGTGCACAGCCATCGCACCCGGTTTAACAAACGCCGGCGCCACGGCACGCCAAATCTGGTCAGCCTCGGTGTTAGCAATGTAAGTCCGAACCTTATCAGAATGCTCGGTCCAGTCCTGCGCCACCTCAGGCGCCACCGCGGGCATTTGTTCGACCGGCGTTTCCTTCTCACGCACGCCATACAACTCCTGCTCTGACAACGCTTCCTGACCACGCGGCACGGTCCGCTCAATGTCAAGGCCAGTCTCGGACAGCGGAATCTCTTTCTGACTGCGGCTGCTCCGGCCAGTAACCCGTAGGGTGTACTTACCCTCAAAATCCTTGTTGAGATACTCGCCCAGCGAGACGTCCTTAAACGTCCGCACGCGTTGCTCAGTCTCAGTCTCTGGATCAATCTCACGAATCTCCCGTTCCTGCGGAGCTTTGATACCAGCCCAGTCAATCTGACCATACTGCTCAGGCGGCACCGACATCGAGATACTCTCGATCAGATCACCGACCTCAGTCAGAAACCGATTGCCTTCACCAGTGTCATACCGATTATCATTGTCCTCGTGATAGGCAAACCGATCCATTAGCTTGGTGATAAAGTTCTCACCAGTCGCCGGGTCGAGCTGATACTCGTTAGGCACCTTGGACAGCTGGGTGAAGAACCGCTTGACCAACTCACGATTCGCCACACTGTTCCTATTCGGATCTTCAGTCTGAACCGACTTCTCAGTCAGCTCACGATCGCGGACCTTCTTGGCATTGTTCGCCAGAAACGCCAGCTTGCCAACCATCTTGTTGACCAAAATACTGTACGCGGTCGCATTGCTGTTGGTCAGACTCATCTCGACACCCTGGCCGAACTCGCGTTCCAGCCAGTCAAGATCAATCTTCTGGGTCATGTGACCCTGGCTACGCAGCTGACGAAACGCAGCCGAGCTGGTCACCTCCGTGTCACCAGCAGCAACACGCTCGTCAGTCAGCCGCAGCGAATCCTCAATCAGCGTGTTAATCCGACGGGACAACGTGGTCAACTCCTCCACCGTCTTCGGCGGACGGATCATAGACATCAGCACCTCACGCTCGGCAGACTCACCAATCGTCTGCAAATTGCGACCCTCGACAACCGCATTCGTCAGCTCAGTCAACGCCTGATCACGAGCCACAGGGTCTTGCACCGTCCGCATTTCTTTCAGCCCGTCGATGACCACCGACTTGCGCCATTCTTTAATGTCCCTATCAGGAATTGATGACGACTCCTCGATGAGCTTGACAACTTCCGCACGCTCGGCGGCATTCGCGGGGAGTACGGGAGCCTCGGGTTGGGCAGACTGTTTTTCGTACCACCACTTAGCCAGAGTGTCAGCCGCACGCTGATTGTACGCATTACTGTTTTTGACAGCATTGTACGCACCCGGCGCAGCGGTCATAGCGACGTTAGTCAACGTCCCAGCGATGCTCTCAGGCGACAGCGGGTCTTGACCCTGCAACGATTGAAACCCAACACTGCCAACACCAGCACCGACAGCTTGTCCGGTAACCTGACCAATTTTAGGCGTAATACCAGTCAAAGCCTCACGAACAAGCTGTCGGTTAACATCTTGTGCGACATCAAGGCCGCCGGTCGGACGCATAGCACGAGTGATCTGCTGGCCGACAAACTTCTCGCCAACTGCACCGCCAGCTTGAGCCAGCTTACCAATCGACGCCATAATCGCCGCGTCTCTAGCAGCGTCAGCAGTGTCACCACCCCGAGCCAGCGTTTGAGCAGCCACGTCGGCAGAAGCTGTAATCAGTCCGCCAGGCATAAACATAGACCCAACAGCCCGAGGCAGCCCTTCACCAGCGCCAGCAAACGCCGCTTCAAACCCGCCAGGGCCTTGGTCAGCCGGCTTGTCTTGACCCAGCGCAAAGTCAACCAGTGAGCCTACTGACCCACCGACATCCCGACCAATCGCCGGCAGTTGGGTCGCGCCAATCATCGACTCAACCGGGATATTGTACAGCTTAGCCAACTCCTGCATACTGGCACCAGACCCACCAGGTCCCATTAGTTGGGCACCGACAGGTCCGACACCACCCTGCCCCTCGCGCACCATCTGCTGCCGGGTCGCAGCCATCTGTTCAGCCGCGGCAGTCTGCAACTGCGACGCTTCCTTGAGCCACGTGTCAAACGGAATGTGGCTAAGCTGCGGGTTCTTGCCCATAAACTCCTCATACTGTTGCTGAGGAGTCTTGGGCGCGCTAAACGTCGGCAGCTCGTCTTCAGGCGGAACCAGACCAGAAAGAGGAAGGGAGTTAGTCATATGTATTAACCGTAACCAATCGGGATACCACCAGACCCAGCTTGCGAGGGCGTACCGCCCATACCGTCAGCCGTGCCATACTTCCGGGCCAGCATAGCGGCCAGGCGGTAAGCTTCGGTATCTTGGGTCAACGGCAGTTGAACATTAGTAGAGGTGGAGTGTTGAATAGCTGTCGGACTGTTGGGCGTCTGCGGAGGGCGCACTAACGAAAGCAGATCAGCGGCGGAGTAGTTTTCGCCGACGTGCTGCTGCAACGGTTGTTCTTGATTAATCGGACCGGGCTCGCCAAGGTCGGGCACCGGCACCGGGTCAGGCTCCATTTGCGACGACTGGCCGTATTGTCCGGCAGCAGCCGCACTCGGCAAACCCTCAGCATTCGGACCCTGCGCGCTTTGCACAAGGTCAGGCATAGCGTACGCGGTAGTCTCAGGCAGGCCGAACATCCTACGGAAGTCCGCTGCACTGAGACTTGGCTGACCGGGAGGTGGCTGCCCGCCCGGCACAGTCGGCTTGACCCGACTGCGATTGTAATTCTCGTTATTCGCCGGCGGGCGGACAGCCATATCGGTGGTAGAATTAGTTCTACCTGGAGAATAACTAGCCATTAGCGTTGCATCCCACGGTTCAGCGCATCGAGCATCGGATTACCGCCGGGCTTTTGCATACCCAAGGTCTCTTCGATCATCGGGGTATACTGAGAGCGACGCTGCTCCAAATCGCGGTTGTACAGTTCAATGATGGTGTTAGCTCCGGGGAAGTTTTTATTGAACTGCTCTGGTGGCATAGCCGCCTGCAACATCATTAGTTGTTTGACAGCATCAGCATACGGCGAACCCTTTGCAGCGTCCACAGCGATGTTGGAAAGCTGCCCGGCAGTCTGCGCACGAACAAGCGGGCCCTGCTGCTTGAACTGTTCTTGCGCCAGTTGCAGACGCAGGTTGTCCAACTCAGCTTGCGTGCCACCCATTTGAGCAATACGCTCCTCAACCGCCTGACGAAAAGCGAGGTCGTCCTGAGTTTGTTGATAACGAGCGACACGGTCGGCTTCGCTTTCCCCCAACCTTTGTTCGGCCTCGACTTTAGACTGGGCCAGTCGGTCACGCTCAATGCCGAGCCGCTCTCTGTCAACACCCAACTGAGCCTCGCGGTACTTGGAAGTCGCCTCATCACGCATCTGCTCGCGCTTCATCTCACCAGCGTTGCCGTAGCGAGTCTTATCCCACTCAGGCCCGTGCAGCAACTTGGACCAGAAAGGCTGCACGTCAGTCGTCGGGGTCGTAGCGCCGGGCAGACCTTCCGCAGCCGCAGCCTTGGAGTAATCCTGCTCGCTTAGATTCTGAAACGCGCCTTTGATGCCGGACGTAGTGACATCCGTAGCGGTGTTCGTCAAGAAGTTAGCCAGCGCCTTTTTCCAAAGCGGGTCTTCGACTCGGGGTCCAGACTGCCCCAAGTTCATCGAGGGCAGCGAACCTAACGGTGCAACTGGTAAGGCCATATTAAGCAAATCCCATACTACGAAGATGCAAACGCGGGTCAGTCATCTTCATTGGTTGAATCGGAGTGGGTTGATACGGAGTAAACGGCATCTTGCCGAAAGTCGTGACATCAGGGGCGGTCGCAGCACGAATGCCTTGACCAACTCCAGCAGCGATCGCAGCGTCTCCAGCCTTGCTGCCGACTTTACCCATCAGCTTGGTGAAGTCAACCGGTGCCGCCTTGCCCTCCAACATCAGCAGTTCTTCTGGAGTGTAAGCCCCACCAGCCGTGGCATCACCAAGCGCAGCTCCGCCACCTTCGCCTAGGGCACCCGCGGCAGGTTCAGCTCCCGCAGCACCGCCCAGCGAACCGCCAGCGCCGGTAGTCGCGCCTTCGGCACCAGCCGCAGCCAGCTCGGCCGCAGTGGCACCTTCGACAGCCGCGGCACCTTCAGCCGCAACCAACCCGGCTTCAGCCGCAGCCGCAGCCTCAGCAGCGGCAGCAGCCTCAGCAGCAGTCGCCGCAGCCGCAGCTCCTTCAGCACCAGCAGCGCCAGCGGCTCCGGCACCTTCAGCAGCACCGAGCGCACCAGCGCCTGCACCACCAGTGCCTAGAATCAGCGCAGCCAGCGCGAGACCACCAAGAATCTTCTTTTCTGTGTCGCCCATAATTAGACCCTCACAAACAGATTGTTACGTTCCAGCAGGTTGTAAGTCTCCTTGTCGCACATTTTGATGTCGCGCTGGCCAGTGAGAACCGCCACCGCAAGAGACCCGTAGTGAAAACCAAAGTGGCACAGGCTGGCCCAAGCCATAGACTGCTTTAGCTTACCAGCTAACCGCAGCTCCTCGTAAAGCACAGCCCGTGCCACTGGAAAGAATAGCTTAGCGAACAGCGGCGAACGCTGAATCAGTCGAGCCAGCGCAGGGCCGTAGACGGAATAACCCGCCAGCGACCGCCGGTACTTCGGCAGGCTGAGTTTGTACTCAGCAGCGGCACGCACGATACGGTGAGCCTTCCAGCCAGCGTCAACATACGCCGTGCAGGCGAAGCAGCCGCCACCGCTAGAAGTACTCGACGGCGGCGTGGTGCCGATGCCCGCAGTAACACCAACGTTACCGGAGGTGCCGGACTGGTCTTCTTTAGTCGTACCACTAGTCGCTTCAACGAGGTCACGCAAGTTCAAAGATTCAGCTCGACGGCTAACGTCAGTCAACGAACCGGAAGTCTCTCGTTGAGTTGTGTCAGATGCTTGAGTACCAGCCTGGGTTGAAGTCGTAGCGCCAGCCGTAGAACCTTCCTTGCTTTGCGAACTCTCAGTCGTGCCGGTCGTATTTTGACCAAGGTACGGCGTACCAGCTCCGACCAGCGTTGTCGTAGCCGTCGGACCAGCAAGCTGCCGCGAAGCCTCAAGCTGTTGGGCCAGCGATTGCAGGCCGACCTGGGCAGCAGCGTTACCAGCCGCACGGGCCTGAGCACCCTCACCGGTACCAAACATTCCGGGACCGCTGAGAGCCTGATTGACCGCAGCCTGCGTAAGCGCCTGCTGTTCCTTGGGACCTTGAGTAACTAACCCTTCTAAGAACCTTTGACGAGCTTGATCAGCCGCGGTTGCAGCGCCAGCCTGGTCCGTTAGCAGGCCACCAAGCCCTAGAGTGTCAGCAACACGAGTTGTGCCAGTAGTAGTTCCGCGACCAGTAAGGTCTTCAACTGTCGTACCAGCCTGCTCAGTCTGCGTAACCCCAGCCTGCGTGCCCGAAGTAGCGCCAGTGACGTCCCGAGACCCAGTCTGCTGCGTTAGATCAACACCAGACGAAGTTGACCTGTCTGCACCTGCAGTGACTTTAGACCCAATAGTGTCTGTTGTTCCAGTCGAGTCATAAAACCCAGCCTGCTGACCACCTTGCACCTGGGTCGTATTGGGCGCTACGCCAGCACCTTGCACAGCCAGGGCCAAAGTCTGAGCCGGATCGGAAGCACCAAAAATGTTAACAGCCGTGGGATTTGCGCTCGTCGGAGTAATTCCAAACGTAGGTCTGGGCGCGGCACTAGCCGAAGGCGACGGCGCACTCTCGAACCCGCCAATGCTTTCCGACCAGGCATTGAACTTGGCGGGGTCAATATTGCGAATGTCAGTACCCGGATTAAGCCTCACATACTCGTACAGAGCTTCTTGATAGGTCATGTTAGTTGTTTTTCAAACGTTAAAAATGCTTTCTTAAACCCATATCGTGCACTAGAGAAACACTTGATAGCTTCGCCGGCTGACCGCTTGGTCGTAACGGCGTAATACTTAATGTCGTGAGCCTTGGCCCACTGCTCAAAGCCCGTCATCAAAGCCACAGTCGCCTCGAATTTCCCAGCGGAGTGATAGAACCATCGGACCACAAAATACCGATCCTTGCTGAACGCCGGCGTGCACTCTTGAGCACAGCCAAACGCCAACGGCTCGCCCATGTTGTTGATCGTGATGCCGACCCAAGCGTGATTGTGATCAACCACAAGATTGACAAGAGTTTTGCGTACAAAATCTTCATCGAATGGCTCCCGGACTTTATCACTAATTGATTGCAACGAAGCGGCGAGAAAGTCCCAGTAGTGGATAACGTGGGCGACAGCTGTGAGACGAATGACTTTCACGGTGCAGCGAGGAGTTTGTAAGTAGTACCGCTAAGGTCTTGAACTGTGACATAACCAGTAGCCGCCGGAGCACCGGCGACAAAGTTGTTAGCGAGCTTAAGCGGTTGCAGGCACACAATAGCTGCGGACCGGACAACTAAAACATCGGCAGCGTTGGATACGGCACGCATATCGCCAGAACTGTTCCAGCGCCATCCGGTATCAGGATCGGACGTAAATGCATATGTCGGAGCTGCTAAAGTTCCATTAACACCTCGAATAGGTTTGCCGGCTACAATCTCAACTGTCGAAAAAGATGCTATGTCAGTCGAATTGGCGGTGACATTAATAATGTTACTTGAGCTTAGGTACAACCCAGTTGACGGGCTGGTGTTAAAGCAAAACGACGGTGCGCTTACAGTTCCGTTCAGATCACAAATGTATCGTGCGGTTTGAATGTTACCTGATGTGACAATCAAACCAGTAGTGCCGTTCAAATCAATAGTTTTAACAGAGCTAGCTTTGTACAATTCTAGTTTTCCAGACTCGCCAGCTAACCAAGTCATCAAAGCAATCGGGTTGTTGGTAAACCCAGTTATGCTGACAGACGAAGAAGTAATAGTTGTTTTGGCTGTGGTAGCTCCAACGCCAAAAACAATTGACCCCGTTGAGCTTAAATTAATGTAGGTACCAGTCGTGCCGGCTGACAAATTTGTAGCGCTAAGAGTAAATCCACCAACAGTCCCAGAGCTTGCAGTGAGCGCACCAGCCTCAGTCACTTTGAAAGGCGCGCTGGCTTTAACTGCGTTGCCAGCCCAGAACCTAATGTCGTCGCCGGCGGTGACAGCTGACGACAAACCAACTAAGCCAGCGGTGTCTTGAATGTAATCAGGACCAATAGACCAACCACCGATTGTGCCAGTAGTAGCAGTGATTGAACCAGTAATGCTCAACGTGGAGCCATCCCACAACAGTTTATTACCGCTAGCCGACCCGATAAAGAACTTGTATCCAGCAGTCGGGCTGGTGTCATACCCCATCCAGAAACCAGTACCGGCATTGTACCCAGTCGACCCAGCCCGAATGAAGTTATTCGACCCCATCGTGATGTTGCCGACAGTGATGCCGCCGGTAGTACCATTCGGAGTCGTAACAGGCTTGTTCAGCGTAAACGCACTGCTAATCTGCTGCAACTGCGTGTTAAGATTCGACAGAACTTGGTTGGTCGAAGCCAGCATACTGCTGACACTCGAAGTCTGCGGTATCTTAACCGACGGTAACAGAAGTTGTGCTTTACTAGCCATTACTTTTCAACCTGCTGATTCGGCCCGATGAAGAACTCTTGGTAAAGGTTGAAAACAGCACCGTACACAGCCTGATTGTTGTTCGCGGCGGTAAATTCAAATTTGTAGGCGATCGAACGATAAGCGTCACGCGGCAGGGACAGGCGCTGGTCGGTCAAAGACTGCGTCCAAGTCTGCCCAAGCTGCGACATATTCGCAACGCCGTCACCGATGTACGGTTGCACCGCACGATAAACGTGCATATGCTGACCCGACAGCCAAGAGGCGTCGATGTACAGCGAGTCGGACTGCTTAATGTTGAAATAATTGCCGTAGTTAAGATACGGAGTCTCAAAATACGGGTGAGTGTATCGGTGACTGCCACCGTTGAACGTATCTTTCAGCCCATTGTTAGTAGTCCCAGGAGCCTGATCCTGATACAACGCACCAGTGTAGCCAAATACGTTCAGCTGACCCAGCGAGACCGACGAGGCAGATGTGTGAACAATCGGAATAGCGCAGTACGGATCGGAGTAACCAGACGCCGTACACGGAACATTGCGGAAATGCCAGTCTTCAGTCTGTTCGTTGTAAATAACCTGCCTAACCTGATACGACGAATTAACTTTTACCCAGTAAGTCCACACAACTTCCTTGGCAATCGGATTGTAGTACCCGAAAGTCCGTTGGAAGTTCGTATCGTTAATCGGGCAAATTTCAGTAAAGAACTTGCCTCGAACCGGTCGACCAATAGCCGTCGGCTCGAAGTCTTCGATCTTGTAGAAATCGTTACGACCAATGAAATAAATAGCCTGCGGCGTGCGGATAACACCGGACCTAAAGATCGACCCGATGTTGCTGTTCAGCTGAGTCGCCTGGAAGACATTCGGCAGGCCGACATACTGGAAATTCCAAATCGAGTCAGCCAAGAACACAAACAGCAGCGACCGCCAGGGTGCGAGCCCGGTGATGCCAAGGTTAGCCAAGTCAGAAAACTGCTGTTGCGGCAGAAGCTTCTGGTCAGCCTCGTTAATCAGCGTGCTGTAGAACTGGTCAGGATTATTGAGGTGAGACCAGCCCAGCGTGAAAGGCGTAGTCTGACTATTGTAAGGATCGCTTATACCAGACCCGGCTTGGGCAAACTGGCTGACAAACAAGTGCCCGAAGAACACAGCCACGTGCATTCCGTACGTGCGCGAGTAGCCGACGCTGGTGATGAAGTCATTCCGCAAACGCAAGATATTGCGATTGACACCACCAATGTAAACATCCTGACCGTAGACATCCGACGAGAAAGTAAAATTAGCTGTGCTCGCGGCACTAGTCGGATTGGGAATTGTATTGCCACGAGTCCAAGTCCAAGTATCGCCAGGAGTGAAGTTAGTGTAATCTGTTACGTCACCTTGACCTTGGAAAGAAACAGCTAGTCCGCTACCTGTTATCGTAGTCGACTGTTGAATAGTCAACGAAGCTGACCAAGCTCCGGCATTACGACGCCAGCGAAACGTCGAAGCGGTGACAATGTTAACATCAATATTGTCACCAGTTGCAGCAAAGTCAGTACTGTTGATACCGTACAGCAAACATTGACCCGTCAGCCCAGCGTTAGACGGCTGAGCGGTTTGCAACACTACAGGAATAAGCGTTTGCGTCGCAGGTGTAGTGACATCAATATACCGAGCATTAGTCTCATTCAGCGCCAAATACTTCAGCCCTAGCGAGGTGCTGTACACCGACCTAAGCATCCGTACGGGCGAAGTCGCACCCTCGCCAGTCAACAACGAAGTATTAACCAAACTGCCCAGCCAAGGAGTCTGCTCGAGCCGACCGTTGGCTTGCTTCAAATTCAGCAAGTCCCAGCAGAACTGCGGGTCCAGCAAATGCCGTTGCACGCCCTGGTTAAAACCACGGTTAACAACCCGCACAGCAGTTTGATGTGTCGAAGGCATTAGTCTAGCGAAGTCCAGTCATCACCCTGATAGCCCTTCTTGGCGTCGTCAAACGTAGCCTTATCCCAGGCTGCGTTAATCTGCGCCTGCGACAGCGCAACTCGGGCGTCTTCCTTAATGTAGTTATTCAGATTCTGCACCGTTGCCAGCAGCAGCCAGTATTGATAATTGTCAATAAAGAAATCCGAAGTCTCACTGCCGTCCAAATCCGGCAACGCTTTCTGGCCGAAAAACATAAACCAGGCCGCAGCGTTGGCCGTGTTGACATAGAAATTAGTCCCGACAATGTACGCAAACATCTGCTGCGTCGGGATAGTGTTGTAATAAAACGGCGGGTTCTGCGGGAACACCTGGCTAAACGGGTAGCCCATGTTCACCGGCAGCAGGGTGCGGAACCATCGGCTGTTGTCCAACAGAATCCTGTTGGTCGCCTGCATATTACCCTGCGTGTCCTTGGTGTAATTAAACACCATATCAATCTGCTTGATACGCAACGGAGTGACACCGTCGTCAGCAGTGTACGTGCCATACCCACCGCTCGGGTAGGCCCAAGGAGCGCCGCTCGAACCGTTAATCTTAATCGCTCCCATAACCTTCAGCTGCTCCCAGTCAAAAGCCTGTTGAGCCTGACGGCGCGAATCGTTAATCGCAGCCAGTGCGTTGTCAACAGTGCCGGGTTGAAACGTCGCAGCCGTGCGACCAGTGTAGTTCAACACCCGATCAACCATCGACTGCATGTAAGCTGAGTAAGGCATAGGGAAAAAGTGGGCCTCAGGTGCGTATCAGAAGTTGATACACACCCGAGGCTTTTATTTAGGCAATTTTAGTTGCCAGAGCCGTAGTTCGGCATACCACCAGACTTGCCCGGGGCAGCCTCACCAGAAGTGGTGTACTGCTTCAGGACGTTCGTGCCGGACAGGCTGTCTTTCGCCTCTCCACGCAGCTGGTCGGTATCGCAAACGTGTGACCCGGTCTTGGTGGTCACTTCCATATTACGGAGATCAGGGACTTTCATAGGTAGGTTAGTTAGTATCGCCAACGACGTCAACAATCAACGTGCCCGACACATTGGCCGGACCCGTCGAGCCGTTAACAGTCGTGTAGGTGAGAATGTTGTTGTTGGAACCCCACGCGTCAAGAGTGACACCAACGCAAGCGTTGGCCGGGGCGGTAGTCAGGAACAAAATCGGAGTCGCAGAGTAAATCTGGTCGAATCCGAGGACATCAGCCGGAATGTCGCCAGCAGTGCCACCTTGCGCCGTAAGAGCGATCTGCAGACGACGCCGAACGGCAACACGCTTGTTAGAAGCAGTGCCGATGGTGTCGTCCGTCAGGATCGTGACATTGGACGCGGTGATAGCAGCCATTGGTTAGTTCCGGAAGTCGAGAACGTTTTGGAGGTACATGTTGGACTCCGGGAACTCGAGTTCGAGACCGGACTCCGACAGCCACTCGTCCTCGCGGTAATCCGCGTTGTTCGGCTGACGCTGGGTGAGCAGCTCCGTGTCGCGACCGTTCATGTAACGGTAGCGCAGGTTCAGCACATCCAGGAACAGCGCGTTGTACCGCAGAATCGGGTTCTGCGAGAACAGCGGGTGCGACTTGTAGTAGATCTTACCAAACGGAGTCTGGTGAGCCACCACGTTCATACCGTAGGTTTCCGTCAGCGGCAGATCGCCGTTGAGGACCGCACGGGACTTGTACAGCTGGTTGATGACGTTCAGGAAGCCCGAACCGCACAGCACCAGCTTCTCGTTGGCCTTGTTGTTGGTCACACGGAAGACCCGCTCCAGGTAACCATCATACAGCTTTTCAGTGATGTAGTTATTGGAGTTGGTGATGATACGGCAGTCGTCATCGGTGTCCAGCGTCACAGCGGGCGGGCCGACGGACACGCCGTCACCGCCACGATACTGCGAGTACGCAGCCTGCCACTGCTGGAGGAACCAGATCACGCCGCCGGTGTAGCGGGTGATGGTACCACCGTTGTTGGACAGGAGCGACTGGCCGAAGAT